GACGGTCTTATAGCTTCATACCCATCAGAGTCACTTCCTGTGAAACCTTCTTCTGTTAGGCGACAGTAGGAGATTAGATAGGGTGCATTCTTTTTAGTTACCGCATCACCCATGAAATCATATCCTGTCTCAGCGAAGGATGTGTAGTTCGTATCAGCCCAATCTAGGAAGGACGTTGATAGGAAGCCGCCAAAGGTAATCTTATTGTCAGTTGAGTCTCTACAGATTAGAACAATCTGTGGTGATCCTGTAGGTACAGAAGATATCTGACTTGACACGATATCATTAGCAACTGTAGCTGTCTGTAGGTTGGAGTAGTAGTAAGTGGCAGGTAGAGTAGCCTGACCTGTAGTTCCCTGAACAGTTGTGTATGTTATAGGAACTGAGAATGTTGTAGCTGTGGTTGCTGACACTGTCAAGTTCTGTTCGATACTTGACGTATCAACTCCCAGTAAGACAGCTATAGCATATATTTCTTCGAAGTCAACCCTTACAGAATCGGATACTGACAGGGTATGTGAAGCATCTGTTATTTCTAGGGTACCGTCAGCTGAACCTGCTACAGTTTTAAATGTTACAGCTGTAGCTGATGTAAGGGTATGTTCACCTACATCATCAGAACCTGAATCAGACGTTACGTCAAGTAGATTTGTACTTGCCCCGAAGCCAGTGTAGAATGCTAGTCCTACGATACAGTCAGTGTTAGATGCTTGGTCTGATACCTTCCAAGGATAGAATGCCTGAAGAGGAATATCTAGGATTAGAAAGTTATTTAACTTAGCCTCAACAGTTTCGTCAGCATCAGGGTACGCCCAATATATACGTTTGTTTATATTGTCATAGGCTGACACAACTTTTAACTTTACCTCGGGGTCTATGTTATCCCATAGAGTCTGTATGGTAGGCAGAGTTAAGTTCTGTTCTTGACCTTGTCCTGATACAGGATCAGCTGATAAGGTATGGATTCCAAAAGGTGACCACCAGAAAGGAATACCCTCAGCTGCTACGAATGTCTCAGGGTTGAGAATACCTATACGTGATACACGGTTGATAGAATACTCAGTAGCCCTGAAGACACCATCTACCCCTGTGATCTGCCAGATACCATTCTCAGCAAATACATAGAGAGAGTTTTGATAGCCGTATAGTTTCTGAATCTTGACAGCATCAGGTATTTTTATCTCACCACCATCTGTAGCTAGTAGATCGGAAAGGTATTCGGATGTTGGGTCATTTACCTGATGACATTTACCTAGATCACTTGTTGTGTCTATAAGTTTAGAGAATAGGATAGTCCCTGCATTCTTAGCACTATCTAAACCCGCATAGAAGACTCTTCCAGCGAATGATTCGACACAACGGAAACGAGAAGATTCAACTTCATTGTTTATTGAAATACTAATTCCATCGTCTAAGGCTGCATCATTTCTATTCTTATTAAAGAAGTCTAGAATATAACGACCTGCACCTGAAAGGGATGTACCAGCACCTATCTTTTTCCATTCTGTGACATCGAATTGGTTAGAGGAATCCTTGCCTGAGAACCAAGGGTGTGTCAATGCTGGGTATTTGCCTGACTGAGTTGAGGTGTAGTAGTTTAATGCTGTCTGACTACGGCCTGTGTTAGGATCACCCCAGCCTGAGTTTAAGGTATCGTACTTACGACTGTCTGATATTGTGCCAGTACCCTCAGTGAAATAATCTTCGGTATCCCCTTGAAAGTCAAAGTCTCTGGTCTTAAAAGAAATCTGAGTGCGTGTGAAAGTTTCAGTTATAGAATCGTACTCAACAGCTATTGTGTTAATGTTAGGTGAGGAAACGATTAAGAATCCTTTAACACTTGTAAATTGACACTTAGCATTTGCAGCACCTCCTGAACCAGCATGTTCATATGCAACCAAGTCTATAGCATTTAATTCTATCTGGGCTGAAAAAGGAGTATCACCCTTGTTATAGAAGTATAGCCAACGACCTCTCTGTAAGACTAAGAACTCTAGATCAGCATTACCGCCTACGTTTTTCCACTCACCTATACAAACTAATTCTGAGTCCAGTAATCTAAAATCTGACAAAACATTATCAGCTTCGTAGGCTACACCTAAACGTCTACGACGAGAACCATCACGACGTAACTCACAGTTTAGTTCATCTACTGAAGCACCCTCAGGGAACGTAAGTTCTCCAGCCTCAGTAATCAAACCTCTGACAAAGTTATTAACTGCCTTCTGATTTAGACTTTGCGGCATTACGTTCTTTCTCTCTCATGTCAGCCCTTTCATCACGAAGGACAGTCTTTGACTTAGGTTGTTTGCGTAAATACTTTTCTAGACCTAGTTGAGCCTTTTTAATCGAAGTGTAACGTCCAGATAATTCTTTAGGTATAGAACCCTTTTCAAATTTAAATTCGAAGAAGATATTACCGCCTACAGATTTTTGAATAATAACCTTAGTTTTAAGTTTATCTGTTGTGCAAATGCACATTTGTTTCTCTGGAAACTCTTGGTACTCAATCATACTATCTTCCGTAGTTATTACGAGTGTTAGCACGTTTAATTTTATACATATCGTTCTGAACGTATGACTTCAAGCGACGTGCTGCCTGTTCAACTTTAGGGTCTGACCCACCCTTGAATAATGAAAAACAGGCTGACTTAGCTTCAGCTATAAGAAGAGGTACTAGGTTCTTATCGATGTCAGGTTCGAATGAATCGGTCTGACTGAACGAAGGATAGACAGAACCCATTGCTCTTGTCTTACTCTGTTGTAGTGTTGCTTCTACTGAACTGTCATAGGAGTCCATTATAATGTAGTAGTCGTTGAAAGAAGTATAGTAAGAAGGTGGTGTATCGGTTCTTACGTAAAGGTCAGTGTTGTCTGGATAATAGTCAGACTCTACACGTAAACCTGATTCATCCATGTTGTCTAGGAAATACTCAGGCTCTACAAATTTAACTATTCTATAATCAGGATCATCAACTGTTCCTATATTATATTCAATACGTTTAATTTCTTTAATGCTGTTGTGAATTGTAAAGTGAGTAGGTTTAGTTGAATCACTAAGAACGCCTAACTTGATAAGTTCATCATGTTCAGGAATATACCTAGCAGCAATAATATTGTAGTAAGTATCCTCGACAACAGAGGCTACCTGTTGAGCTTCTACACTATCAGAAATAGTATTAACATTCTCTGAATCCATGTCAGACAGTATAGATTGAACAATTTCTAAGAGTGTCGTTTTCATTAGACTGGTAACCCTTTTACTGTCCAAAAGATAGACGCATAGCTGACATTACTAGCACTGTTAATCTTTGAGTATATTTCTAAGTAGTCATTAGTAGATAATGTGCTATTTCCAAGTAATGAAACGGAACCCCAAGTACCTGAACTAATTGTTCTAATAACGTGAGCACCTAAAAGACCAGCACCATTTTTGTAGATTATCCACTCTACGTCTTTATTTGTACCTGTAGACTGTGAAGTAGATATAGAAATATGGATATTAACTGAAATGTCTTCAGTTCCTGTGTACGTCAACCTAGCATTAGGTGAGTTCGTAACTGTAAAACCATTAAGTGTCGAGGTACTTAGGGTAGGATTAATAACTGTAAAACCAGTTGTGGCTGAATGAACATAGGCTGGTGTGGTAGCATCGAAGTCTAAATACACATCTGCATTTGAATGTGCTTTTTTCCAAGTTCCTGAACCCGATCCATTAGACACATATACCTTCCCTGAAGATGCAGAGGCTACACCCTTAGGTTCGTGTAGGTAAGGATCAGTTAGAGATGAGTGATTTACATTAGCCATTAGGAACCCCTGACAGTGTTAAAGATATTATAAACTAAAAGATATCTTTTGTCAACAAAAAAGTGAAGGGTACCCCTTTGAAGGGATACCCTAAGATCATTATACAGCAGGATCGGTTACGATTGTAACGATACCTTCTGGACGGTACTTCTTGACACCGTAACGAGCAGTGGTTACATACTCGTGACGTTGGTAGTCTTTGTTGTACTCGTAGTCAACTTCTGGTTCTTGACGCCATGCACCTACGAATGGGTTCGCATCACCTTCAGTTGAGAAGAACAAGTTAGCAACACCGTTGTCAGTGCCGAAGTTGTTTGTTGTTGAACCATCACGTTCTGCAAGTGCTGAGTCAGAGACATCAGACTTCAAGAAGTTAGATGTGTATACGTCAAAGCCGTAGACGTTAGCTACGAAACGCATACCAGTTGCGATACCATCACGAACAATACCTTCAAACATTGGGTTGTTAGCAACACCAACGATGTTAGTCAATGTGTTCAGTTGGAACTCAACTGATGGGTCAACAATAGCAACTAGACCACGATCAGGTACAGAGGACTTCTTCAATGCGTAACGTGCATATGCGAAGTCAGCTAGTTCTAGCTTACCACCGTTACCACCTGAAATACGGTGTGCAATACCGTCTTGTGCTTCAGCTGAGTTAGCTGTAACACCTACTTCAGGTGCAGCAAAAGTTGTTGACTCGAAGTGCTCCATGATCGCACGACCTTGTTCTGGAACAAAACGTGCTTCAAGTTGTGCACTGTAGAAAGAGTCTTGTGATGCTGCTTTCGTGATGTAAGTTGCAGATGACAAATACTTGTCAATCGCAAACGTGAAGTTCGCAGTTGACAATGCATCATATGTGATAGCTGTGTCATCTGTGTAGTCACGTGTTTGGATCGCACCGATTTGTGGAATGTTAAAAGTATCCCCATCAGGGAAACCTTCTAGCATACGCACGTAGTTCTGTGCCATCATTTCGTCACGTAGTAGTTCCTTTAGTTCTGATGACCAAAGTTCACTACGGACTAAGTTAGTGCTTACTGCACTGTCGTTCATACCAGCCATTGCTAGTCTCCTTAGTTACCGAACCTATCACCCAGCCGTAGCTTGTCCTGCATCATTTGCTGTTGGACTTTAGGTGAATAGTATTGTTTTGAATTTTGCCGACGAAGATTCTGGTAGTAGTTCCAGTCACGTTCATTCGACTGTTGCATGTTGACACCTTCGGTTCGTACAGAACCTTGAACCATAGGGCTAAAGGTTTTCTGTGGTTCACCGATAAGAGCAAAGAATGCTGTGGGCGATTCGGCTGCAATATCACGTAGACGATCTATTGTCATACCTAGTGCTTCGGCTTTCTCTTGGACTTTAGCAGCAGCTTCCGTACCAAAAGACTTCTCTAACTCTTGATCTACTTGTGTCAGGTTCTGTTTAATGACAGCATCCTGTTCACGTTTGACCAGTGTTTTTTCAACAAGGCTTTCCAAATCGTTCTCACTAAGACTTGCAGTGGTGTCCTGTGTCTCTGTGCTACCATTATTGTTGGGCGTTGCAGGTTGTGCTGTGGTAGTTTCAGCAGCCTTGTTCTGCAACTGTTCAAGAATCTGGGCCTGATAATCTTGCTTCTGCATATCCTCTCGCATAGTGGCTAGTTGCTCTTCAAGAGTTTTGATATAGCCATCTGCTTCGAGTTTACCTTTGGCAAGGACTTCAGGGTCTTTCCAGTTCTCTCCCTTTGCCTCTACGAGTTTCTGCAAAAAAGATTCCTGTGGTGCGGTTTCTTGTTGCGTCTGCTCTGTTACCTGCTCAGTCTGTGCGGTTGCAGCACTGTCAGTAAATACCATAATTTATTCCTTATTGTCTAAGTTGATAATATCTAGCACTTGGTTTAGTGCTCTGTTGTAGCCGATACGATCAGCCTGTTTGTACGCCCATGACGGACTGTCATAGTCAGCCGACGATGGGGATTCTTTGAGTAGAGACTCAAGAATTACTTCAAGACGAAGAAGACTTTCACGGTTTGACAGGAGAGTTTGACGTACACTCTCCTTGTCTTCTTTCGTCTTACATTGTTTGAACCAGTGAGATTTCATTTATTTCTTTTTAGGAGATTTCATTGTTTTGGTAGGTTCTTTCTTCTTAGTACCCTTACCGTATGTTGTCTTTTTTCCCATCTTATATGGCATATCAGAGTCCTTTCTCCATTGCTATTTGTTGCTCTTCTTGGAACTGAACTTCAGCTTCAGTTGCAATTCGTTGTGTTTCTAGTTGTTCTGTTATTGTGATATTCTCAGCGAACAGCTTAGGCTCACCTAGTTCATCAGCTAGAAGACGAGCAAACTCTTTACCTGACAAGTGAGCCGCCATAGTCGGGTCTGACAACTTCAACTGATATAGTTGTGTCAAGTTCTGAACACGGTTAGCACGTTCTGCGTAGTGACGAGCACCCATAGGAACGATCTTACCGTTAGCCATAATATCTTCTTTGGTAATCTGTTCGAAGAAATACAATCCTGTATCATCATTCAGGACACGAACTGTGTCAGCATAGTCCATGTTACGACGAGATGCTTCGAGCATAGCGTTAAGGATTGGCTCTAGGAACACACGTTCAAAGTGTGCTGTTTTGTGTTGGAAGATACGACCAGCTGCTGTCATCAACTGTTGTACTTCAAATGCTGTCTTCTCACCTGCACTACGGATACCCATAGCCTCACGAGGAGCACCTGCAAGCATTTCCATTTTGTTCTCTAGGGTTTGAATCTGGAAGTCAGCATTCAAGGCTGTAGCATCAGGGGCTAGGTACCCTACGTCACCCTCTTCACCCATGTATATACGTGCGGCAGGTTCGAAGTCGAAGTCCTCTACGTCACCTCTGATCTTAATAATCGGGTAGGCAATCTGATCGAAGACATCAGCCTTTAGGTTCTCTAGGTGGTCAATGCGGTACTGCATACCGACAAGATTATCTAGTGGCCCCATTGCGTATAGGTTGTCAGGACGTTCTCTCCAACCAGCATGGAAGATAGAAGCCTTACCTAACCAACTAGGATTCTGTTCGTTCATCAAGACATAAGAACGATCAACGACTGTTATGATACGGTTCTTATGGAACTCACCGTTCTCTGAGTCGTAGATGTCACCGTAGAAGGTTAGAAGTTCTACGTAGTTAGACTCGTAGTATTCTGACAGAGTTGCAAAGCCATCAGCTATGAATGCCTGAGACTTGGCAACATCTATGTCTTGACCTGACATGGCTGAACGGTTAGCCATCATTTTGTCAAGGATACTCTTCATATAGTTGTTGTCAACTGTCTCTTCTACCTTTCGAGCAACTTCCCCTAGGGTTAGAATAGAACGAACAACTTTAGGGCTATCTCCGAAACTTGGGGCAAGTGGGTTGAAACAGATGTCAAAGGGGCTGATACGGACAAGTTTAGGTCCAATGTAGTTGACAATACGTTCTCCATCGTCGTACTCAGTGTAATCTCTGGAGAAGTCAACTGTTGCGAAACAGTTACCGTACTGGATGTAGTCATTGATTAATTTACTCACTGTGTTTTCAAAGTCAGACTGACGGATTTTATTCTCCATGTAAGCCTGAATGACATCACGTTTATTTTTTAAATCTGAGTCTTCATCGTGTGCTTGGAACTTGAACCATCTTTGCTGGGGGAACAAAGCTGAGAAGTAGTTAGCATGTAGGTTATCGGCTATCTGTGTTAGCTTAGGTGTGGTTGTGCTGTTAGTCCACGGTAGTTTACTATTAGATGTTGTACGAGTATCCGTTGCGTAGATATAGTTACGCAGTTCTTTCCACTCTTCTATCTTGGTACGACGAGCATTATTCCACGAAGTCCAACGATCTGTGATGTCAGTTGCGAGAGCATGAGGATCAATGAAATGATCTATGTCAATAGTTGTTCCAGCCATTAAAAGGAAACTCCACCAAATCTTTTGTTAAACTGCACTACATTATCTTTTTGTTTACGTACTGCACGTGCAGGTTTGACAGCCATGTCTACAACTGAGGCTAGGGCATCAATCACATCGTCATGCGGAGGGTTACGTGACGATAGTTCTTCTTCGAGTATTTGAGTATTACCCCCACGGTAGTGCCAGATACTCAGGTTATCATATCTAGGTTCTAAGACAGAAGATATACGTTCCTGTTTATTACCTTGACTTTTGTTAGGTCTGAACTCGTCGATGCTTATGGTAAGTCCATGTTGCTTGATAAGTTCTTTAAGCTGTTTGACGATAGCCATCTGTGCGACAGTTGTTTCAGCTCTGAGTTTTCTGAATGACCACTTGTTTGATAGGTGAAGGATGTGTTCGAAGTACTCAGAGATTCTGTCAGTCCTGAATCTATCGATGTCCAAGACGTAGATGTTGTTGTCTGCATCTATACCTACCACGACAATAGCTGTGTAATCAGCACGTTTACCCAGACTAAAAGCAAAATCCACCGCAGCGAAGACGTTGAGTCTATTATCTTTGTAGTAAAGGTATCCGTTTTCTTCACGAATGTGTTTTCTTTCATAGTACTGAAACTTTTCAGAACCTACAGGTACATTGTCAGGATCGGATGGATCGTTGTAGTACTGTGCTCTGAACTGTCCTTTGTCTAGGTACTGACCACGTTTCTTGGCTAAGATTTTCATATCGAAGCCGAACCACTTACCGTCCTTACGTTGGGTACGAGGCCAGAGGAACTCGCCTGTTCCATCACCTAAATCTTCTACTGGCTTCTCAAATATTTCGTAGATATTCTCTTCGCCAACCTTCTGCCCTCTCTCGTCGTACTGATCCTCGACCATCTGAAGAAGATCGTTGTAGAGATCGGCAGGATGATAACGAGTACCTACGACCCACTCTTTAGCTTCAGCACCTTCGATAGACGAGAGAAGAGAGTATTGACTTTTAACTTTATTGCGTCCTTCGCCTGTGTAAGCATTTTCGTACACAACGACATCATCCAAGACAGCAATATCACAGTGAAGTCCTGTAAGTGACGTAGTAAGGCCACCAGTGAAGACCGAAGGGTCTCTAACATTTTCTTTCCTCCGTAGTGGATGATCTAACATGATCTCTGAGTTAGTCCACCGTGTGCGTTTACCTTCATCAGCATGTACGTGTTCAGGCCAGTACCTACGGTAAGTATCAGAGGTAAGGATTCCTTTGATAAACCCTAGTTGTTTTTCAGCTAGATTAGCTGTAGCTGATATGTATAGTATACGAAGAGTTGGGTTCTTTGTCAACTCCCAAGCTACACGATAGGCTATTAATCTTGACTTGCCGTGATCACGAGGGAAGAGTAGCAACTGGTGAGACTTAGAGTCTTCCCTTGTCCACCAGTTACATACATCCTCATGGCATTGCCCTAGAACTTGTTCTGGAGACACCAGCTTAATAAAGGTGACTAAGTCACTCTCAGCTGCTGTACGGATTTGTTCTAGGGTTGCCATGTGTTACGCTGCATCCATCACTGCTTGTGGTGTTGCATCGACTACCGCCTGTGCTGCTGCACGTTCTGCATTGTCAGTGGTAATCAGTGGGTTCTCTATGGTTTCCTCTGTAGGCTCTGCCATAGGATCATCTTCAGAGTAGACCAAGCGTGTGACTGTAGGCTCAACAGGATCAATGGCTGTGACTGTGATGACTTCCTCCATCACATCTTCCATCTCCATTGTTTCTTCGTTGAACACCTGTTCACCTGTGGGCTGCATCTCCCGTACTTCTGCACGACCATCTGCAACCACATACTGCGCTAGTCGGGCCACTGCTACACGGTAGTCTGCAAGCTGTTGGTTGAACTGCTTTTCGTCTGCCGCTGCTTGTAGGTCTGCGGGAATATCACCGTCGAAACAGGCTGCACCTTCTTCAATGATTGCGTCTAGGACTTCCTGATAGTGGCGGTTTGCAGGGTCTAGGGGGATGTAGTGATTGTGGGTTTGGCAGTAGATACCTGACTTCTCATTTGTAATTGTGTCTATCTGTAATTCAAACATGATTATAACTCCGCATCCGCTTCTACATATGATCCACTGTTGTTATAAAAATACGTCCTACTTAAAGAAGCTGCATTACCGTTAGCACTAATTCTTACATGGTGAACGGTGGTGCCGTGTATAGATACACCAGAACAACCATTTTGAGTGGCGCTTCCAACTAAAGAAGCTGTAGGTTCTGCCCTCATAGTTACAGGAAAATCTTTTTCTATGTGTGCATATGTTCCACTTTGGGCTACACCTTCAAAGTAATACCCTTTTATACTTACAGTATCACTTTTCCAATAATACCTCTGGCACAACGCCAGTTCTTCCCCGTAAGACCTATGCTCGAAGGGAAGTCCCTCTGGGTAATTTCCTGCGACGACTTGAACGCCTGTAAAGTAAATCTCATTTCCTGATGTAGCAACGAAGTTTGTTTGCCCAACAGCCCTAGTGTTGTTAGCAGAATTCCAGCTTGTCTTGAGCGCACTGCCTCCGCTATAGGTTGACCCTGCAAGCAACCAAAACTGCATTAAAAACCCTCTACCATTGTCGTTAGAAAACGTAACATTTGTTGGTGGGGTGTAGACTAACACTACTTTCTTCCAAGTATCAGCTTGGTCAATCGTATACGCTCTTGATAAGTTAGGGCTAAGGTCACCGTAAAGTTCGCAGATGTATGTTCCAGTGACGCTTGAACGCACCCAAAACTGTACGGTAATTGCTTTTGCATTGGAAGTATTTGCTGCGAACTGTTGGCAGTTTAACCCTTCAACACTTTGGCCCAAGATGACATAATCGCTTGAGGCTACAGAACTATCAGCGGCATTCACAGTTAGCTTCATAGATTTAGAATACCCATCAGGGGTTTCAGTAGACTGTTCAATGTCTAAAGTAGCAGTTGAACTTCTTGCTAAACTCCAACGGTCTAAAGTATAGCCGCCTGTAACGCCTGTAAACGAAGTTCCTCGCTGCGCTATATCAAAACTGCCGTTGATTATAACGTTACGATTTCGGTACCCAAGCAGTTCTGCTTGTTGCGGCACATTATCAGCCCGTAGCATTGCCTCACCAGCTATGCCTGTGGGCTTGTCTAGTTCTGCCAGTTTTTCTCTTACGTTAATGGCTGGCTTAGATACGTTTACCGTCATCTGTAATCTCCTATTCGTCAGCCACAAGGCCATTTGATGCACTAATTGCTGCACCGACAGCGGTTGTTGTATTGTCTACTCGTCGTAGCCCTTGGAACACTGAACGTCCTGCGCTTGTACCCACATGAAGTAACTCTGTGGTGTCATCATAAGCCAAAGCTGTTACCGCATCAGAGGAGCCGTATAGCGTGGCTTGGGCATTCTCTTGGAATAGCACCTTCTCGTCCTCGTAGATTTTCTTGATCTGTTCTGGGGAGGGTAAGGTTAAGCTGAACCGTTGCAGTGCCAGTGATCCAGACATTGTGTTTGTAAACGGCAAACCTGACGGTCCAACATATACGCCAACCTTATAAGTGTCTGTGCTTGCAGTAGTATGTGATGAGATGCTGTCAGAGCCAATTAACTCACCATCTAAATATACTTTTTTAGAGCTTCCATCACACACTAAAGACACAAAACGCCAAGTGTTTGTCGCAACTGTCGTTGGATAATCACTGACTCCATTTGTTGGATCATAAGCGTATAAAGTGCCATCATTTTTGACCGATATTCCAAGAGACCCCACGCCACTTGTGCCTATGGAAAATAGGTATTGATTAGAAGCTGTATTTGAGGCTTTGACCCATCCCATAAATGCGTATGAACTAATCCCAGTTAAATCTGAGTTTACTGGCTGTTGCAGATAGTTACTGCTACTAAACCCACTATACGCCACCAGATCAGCACCAGTAGCCACAGGGTTCTTGGTCACAGTGCCAAACACCTGTAAGCCATTGCCGTTCACGCTGCGA